AAATATCACTGTCCATATTCTCGTCAATCTCGTATTCGTCACACCCTGCGTCCATTATCGAACGCAATCTTGCGTCAACCATAATATGCGTATATTCCGTCTGATACAGTGCGGCGGAACGGCTTTTTGAAACATTCATTCTTGCAGAAATATTTTTAATCATTTTATCGGGACTGTCGCCCCTCGTTATGCCATGTACAAGATTTGTATTAAGTTCTCTCAAAAGTTTCTGCTTATCATTCCATATTCGGTCAGAGAAGTTACTTCCGTCAAGCCACTTTTCATATATCGCATTCTTTACCGTGTCACGGTCGAACTTTGCAAAATTAACAGCATAATCAACCGAATCGGCAATATGTTTATTTGTTGTATAATATGTATCACTGTATGCCTTTTTAAGTGATGTTGAAAATTTATCCTCTTGCTTTTGTTTCAAGAGTTCGACTTCTCCACGCATTTGATATTTGAGTGCCTCCAAACGGCTTACCCTTGAACGCATATACTCATTATCAAGCATTGTCGTCCACTTGCCGTCTGCGTTATCAAGTGCCTTTTCGCGAAATTCTTCAAGCGACAGCTTAAACCCTTTAAGTTCGTCACGACTTAGCTGTTTTCGTGCCTCTGCCATACTGATACCGTTTTCACCCGCATACCTTGCGTAAAACGTTTCAATCTCTTTTTTTATGCCGTTTAAGGACCTTTCATACTCTTTTATGAGTTCGCGTTCTATATCATCGGCTTTCTGTGCGTGGATTTTTAAAAGCTCACTGTTCCTCTTCTTCCAATACTCGTTCATTATGTCCACCCATTATATCGTCACTGTCGTCCTTTTCTTCCGCAATTCTCTCCATTTCCTTATCTGCGTCCTCGACAAACGGATGACGTTCAATAATCGTGCGTTGAGATATAACACCAACGCTTTTTTGTGCTATATCCGCAAGTTCGGTGTCGTTTGAAACGCTTGTCCTTGTCCACGTCTGCGTGACATTTTCACAAGCGATACCGCTGTAATCGCATATCGCTTTGATGAGTTCTTCAAACCCACTCCTAAACTCCATTTCTGCCATACCGGCTTTGAGTTCAAGCAGTGAATACAAATATTTCAATGCCGTACCCGATGAATTACCGAAGTTCTGCGGATCGGGATCAATACCTTTGCCCTGTTCAAAAATACTCTTGCGTGTCATTTGGAGCATTTTCTCTCTTGCCTCAACCGGAATATCAATCGTCAAAGTCGAAAGTCCTCCGCTTGCTCCGTCCTCCGAATCAAGCTTAATAGTCTTGTACTTCTTGAGCTGTGTCAAAAACTCTGAAAGGCTCTCGCCCTCATATCCGCTTAGTACGAATATAATCTCCTGTATATCTTCGAGGTCGTTTATAAAACCGCTGTACGTTTTGTCATATGTATCAATAAGTCCTTTTATCGGTGTAAGGTCATCACGATGAAAGCCGTTATTGAAAAACGGAATAAACGGTACACGTCCGAAATTATGACTGTACACGTTACATATAGTTCCGTTTGTTTCAACGTCGTACACGTTGAACATATTATACATTTCAAGCCGTTCAAGACCGTCGCCAATCTTCTTACGGAATACACTGCATTCCTTATCAGTCCAATACTCATAAACGTGGTAAGTGTCACCGTTATCGTCAAGCTCTTGATATGTTCTGAAACACGCCGTAAGTTCGTGTTCCAAAGTATCGCTCCATATCGGTATAACTTGCTTGCTGTCTATAACGTCGTACTTAAATCCGTCATTATCCCAGTAGTGAATCCAACCCAAACCCGCATTTGACGCATTTATCGCAAGTCTTGAACATATTTTCGTGTATCGACTGCCGAGTATATTGCTTATTTTCTCATTCGCCGATTTATTCCCGACATCAAATAACGGCGGTGATGTAAACATATACGCGGACTTTTGGTCTACAAGCAAGCCGTGAAAGTTGGACGGTATTCTGTTATCGGCATTTCTCAAAGGCTTCTCGTCCTCGCTATGCTTTATGTGCAAAATATCGTTGTCGTTTAAGTAATACCTTTCCGCCGTCTGCACTCTCGATATAAAATTCTCGTGTCCGGGTATATATTTTTTTATCAACTTTTTCACTGTTTCCAAATCCATTTTTATCACCTACTTTAAAATTGACAGTCCGCCTTTTTTCCTGTTCATCATCTCCGCAATACCCGTTGTTGCATCAGGTGCGTCGTCGTGCTTGTTCTTGCCCTCACGTTGATATGTCGTCATCGCCTTATAGTATTCGGGAAAACGTATGTGCCAGTCGCAAGGAAAATATATATTCTCCATTACCCAAGTGCTATTGGATAATATTCGTGCCTCTTTGTTATTGCTTTGGTGAAACCATTTCACCGTTGTAAAATTACTGCCGTACTTTTCGGCAAGGATTTCACGCACACGTCTTGCGAACGAACGTCCGCCGTTATTGCTTTCAATCTTTGCAAGATTTACGTTATTCTCGTACAATCTGCGTGCCGTTTCACCCTCTGTAATCTCCATAGGCTCATCGGTATAATACACGTCTATGACGTATACTTCTTTGCCGTATATGCCGTATATTATGTTGCAGAGATAGTCCGCACCAGTATCGGCGGTATCGCAATATGATTGTATTTGCGTAATCGGCGGTAAACTGTCGTATGTTTTAAGCGTTGTGTAGAGTTTGCCTTGCAAATCAATCGGCTCTTGCTGATAATTCGCACTTGCTATGTCCGCACCCATTGCCTTTATCTTTAAATCATAACTGTATCGTGAGAGTATCTCATCACAAAGCATACTGCCGTCATCACATACGGCTTTCATCATTATTACTCTGTGAGATATGTTGTTGTCACTGAAATACTCAATCGCACGTCCCGCAAGGTCGCCCGACGCCCAACGTGTCATTATAATAATTATCTTGCCTTTTTCTTCAAGTCGTGAAAACATTGTGTTTGTAAACCATTCCCAATGCTTTTCTTTTACTGTTTCATTGTATGCTTCTTCCGCATTTTTGATAAGGTCGTCGATAATTAATAAACTTGCTCCGAAACCTGTTGCCGTACCCGACGGCGATGTTGCAAGATAGTTGTTGTAACCGCCCTCCAAGCTCCATAGATTCATTGCCCCGTCGCCTTGCTTTATTTTCACATTCGGAAATATGTCACTGTAAATAATCTTTTCCGTATCGGCTTTTTCCTCCTGTATCGCATTACGCACCGCTTTTGAAAAGGTGGTTGATAATGTTTCATTGTATGAACCGGTCATTATCTTCTCACTTTGATTTCTGCCGAGTACCCATTCGACGAACATTGACGCAGTACGGCTCTTGCCGTGTCGTGGCGGTAAGTTTATAATCAGTGCGTCTTCGTCACTTTCGTAAAACGATTGCATTTCGTTGCATAGTCTGACAAGAAATTTTCTGTCTGTTTTGTAAAATGACGGTGCAGATAAATGGCAAAAATAAAAGAACTCACGTCTTGCAAGTTCTTTTTTCGCCTCAAGCATTATTAAGTTTTTATCCATCGCCTATCAACTTCCTTAATTCATCGGTCGTAAGATTTGCCATAGGATTGTTTATGTCCATTGTGCCACTGTGCTGTATCTCTTGCTTTGGTGAAAATTCATCTTTGCATTTGCGTTCAAGATACCATAACGATAAATTAATATCACCCTTTTTTATCCCGTGTGCAACGTTTAATTTCGACTTCATTTTGATATTGTCTTTAAGTAGCTCTTTTCGCTCCGAAAACTCCTTGTGTTTCTTGCAGTAATCGTATAACGTGCTTACCGCTATATCCGCATAAATACAAGCCTCTCGGTCACTTAACCCCATTAAAAATCCCTCTTCGAGTTTTTGGACTGTCTCTTTCGTAATCTTTCTCGGTCTTGCCATGAATTTCACCTCCTGTTTTTGGGTATAGAAAAAGCACTACCTATGCGATAGTGCCTTATATTTTATTTTGATACAATAGTGACATTGTATTGTTTTGCTCAGTTGACTGTGTTGCTTTCTTCTTTTTCCGCTATCAGTTCATCTAAAACTTGTAATGCTATGGTGCATTGTATTAATTCTTCATTTTTATGAATATTATAGCGTATTAATACAAAGCTTACACCAAGTATGATAATAAGAATCATAATTATATACCAAAGTACGGAATCTCTTTCATTTTCAGATATTAAAAAATTCAAAATAGACATACATAATGCGATGATTGATACAATAAAACTCAATCTACTATACACATCATTCTGTTTTCTATCTTCATAACGAACTTCAATTCTCAATTTTTCACTTTTTAAATATTCCAGTGTTTCGTTTTCATAGAACTTTTTTAAGTCTTTACGATATTTTAAATATTCTCCATCATCATTATTTGTTTTTAATATACGTTCTTTCATTCTTTATCCTCCGTAAAAATTGTATTTGTGTATATAATTCGACAATATCACACAAAATTCCTTTTTTAGAAGAATAATTTTTTTAATATCCCTATTCCCACCAATCACACGAGATATTCACCCATCATCTCACGATGATACACTACCTTTTTACGAAAATAACGAGCGGTAAGATATAGAACACAAAATATTGCACTGTATATATGTTTTGCATTATTTTTTGTTTGCTCATTCTTTTCGCATTATAAATTGTATCACACTTTTTTCGGCAAATTCGGCATTTTTAAAAATTTATTATGTTTTCTTCGTGGATAACTCTCATCGTAATGCCCTATCTTAAATGCAATCCACTGCCATGACGGCATTACGGTGCCGTCTATGTACCTGTATCGGAATATGCGACGTGTTTCACTGTCTAATATACCGGCAACAAACAATTCAATCTTGTTTTTTTGCCGCTCCAATCGTTGACGTAGTACAATATCAGATATATGCGTTGGCTCAACACCCGACACAGAAATACAGTGCTTGACATACGGGAACTCGCTGTCAGAGCCTGTGACAGTACCGTGTACTGTATTACTGTTTATTCTGTCATTTACCTCGTTTAATTCCGCTACAATACTGCGATACTGTTTTAGCACTTCCTTTGTCAAATTAATTCCCCCTTATACACCGTATTTTTCTTTCAAACTTTCAAGCAATTCGTCTTGTACCTCGCGTTTACCCTGCAAACTGTCAAGCACACGTTTATCGACTGTTCCGTCGGTCACAAGGTGATGGATTATCACAGAATTTTTCTGTCCCTGTCTATACAATCTTGCATTTGCCTGCTGATACAGTTCCAAGCTCCACGTCAGACCGAACCAAACTATTATATTACCGCCTGTTTGAAGATTGAGTCCATGTCCCGCACCTGCGGGGTGAGCCAGTAAAAGCGGTATTTTTCCGTCATTCCAATCCCTTATATCATCAGCACTTTCAAGCTTTTTTGCACCCTTGAACTTTCTAAGTATTCTCTCGCAGTCGTGGCGATAGCTGTAAAAGCACAAAATCGGCTGACCTTGTGAGGTATCGACTATTTCCGCCAACGCCTCAAGTTTTTTATCGCTCGTCACCTTATAACTTCCGTCGTCCAAATACATTGCACCGTTTGAAAACTGCAAAAGTTTATTTGTAAGTGCGGCGGCAGTGGCGGCGGTAACTTGTCCGTTTATGAACTCCAAATACTGTTCTTTTTCAAATTCTTCGTACAGTTTCAGTTCCTTATCCGACAGCTTTATATGCTGAACGGTATCAATCCTTTCAGGCATTTCAAGCCAATCTTCTGCCGACATACTGACGCATATATCCGAAATTTTATCATATATCGCCTTTTCGGATTCCTCTTTCGGCTTGTAACTGAAAATCGTGGTCTGATTACGTTTATCGGGAAGAAAATATCTCTCCCTGTAACCGCTTACCGTTCTGCCGAGTCTTTCGCCGCTGTCAAGCAAATATATCTGACTCCACAAATCTATCAGTCCGTTCGGTGCAGGTGTGCCTGTAAGTCCGACTACTCGTTTAGACAGTGTTATGTATTTTTTCAATGCCTTAAATCTCTGCGACTTTGAACTCTTAAAGCTCGACAGCTCATCAATAACCACCATATCAAAGTCCCACGCATTGCCTATGCTCGACAATTCGTTTGTGAGCCACGCAACATTTTCACGATTTATAATATAAATATCTGCGTCCTTTAAAAGTGCGTTACGTCTTTGGCTCGGAGTGCCGAGAATTTTCGATATTCTCAAATGCCTTAAGTGGTCCCACTTTTCACACTCTCTACTCCAAGTATCTTCCGCCACTCTAAGCGGTGCTATGACAAGCACTTTTTCGATTTCGTAACAGTTATAAATCAATTCGTCAATCGCCGTAAGCGTTACAACCGTTTTACCAAGTCCCATATCAAGGAACAATCCGACACGCGGTGTAGAAATAATTTTGTCCAACGCAATCTGCTGGTACCTATGCGGTCTAAAATTCAAAATTCTCACCCCTTAACAATTTGTCAACTTTATCCTTTGTATCAATCACATAAACGTGAAAACCGAGTTTTTCAAAAAGTCTGTGTACGGAAGTCTGCAATCTTCTCGGTTTACCGCTCGGTCTTTTCAGTTCCACGAAATACAACGCACCTTTCGGAATCATAACAATCCTATCCGGCACACCTGCCATACTCGGCGACACAAATTTTAATGCCAAACCTCCCATTTGCTTAACTTGCCTTACTAAATATTTTTCAATGTCCTTTTCTATCATTTTTCACCTGTTCTTTCTGCGGTAACTCTAAAACAGTTTTTCATATACTTATACGCGTATATACGCGTTATGTGTGTATATATCTATTTGTAGTATATATATGTATATAATATATAGAATTAAAGTTACCTTTGTTATATATCGCTTTAACCTTTATCTTTACTGCATTTTAGGTATAACTTTCAACTGTTACATAAGTTTACCAACGTTACATTTAATGTTACATAACCGTTAGAAAGTTATACCCTTATGTTATACGTTATTTCCTCGCCATTTTAAAGCCTCTTTGCACTCCGTAATCCTTGTTAAATTTAATAACCTTGTCGTATTTTTCCCAATCGTCAAACGATGAAATGATACTGTTAATCTCTATCGAATCCCTACGTTGAATTTGCCTAAAATCACCGTTAAAGAGTTCGCACCATATTTCAAGTGCACACACTCTGTCACGTTCGACAAGTTCGTCTTCGGGTACGCTTATAATCTCCGACCAAAAATCTCTGCGTTTTGCCAAGTCCCAACAGTTCCAATCACGCGGAACACGTTTATCAAGGAAATCACGAATAAGTCCCTCTTTAACCGACACTTCCCTATGATCTGACTGCACTTGTTTCGCAAGCTGTTCCGTTTCCTTTGACAAATAAAGCGGTTCATTCTGCGTATAACGCACTTTTGCCTCCGCCCAAATTTGATTTATTTCCTCATCGGTCAAATCGGTAAACACGCTCTTTTTTATCGGCACAATCTCCGTATCAACAGGCCAAAATCTTCTGTTGCCGGTACGGTCACGAAGATAATCGCTGTTATTGCTCGTACCGAAAAATACACATCTTCGCGGGTGTTCCTGTACTATTCTGCCGTATGCCGCGCGGTATCTGTCC